CATCGTAGTGTTTCCTGTAATGTATTTATCACGTAATATCAATCCAAAGCAGCCTTACATAGGCGGTGCCATTGGCAACATTACTGTTTGTATCTGTAACCTGACAATTCCAAATACTAGTATAAGCGGTAGCATCTGGTACGTCTGTTGCTGAGAATGTTGGACCCGAACTTGTGTTGGAACTGATTGTAGTTGTGCCCAAAGCATCAAGTTGCTTAGTCCATGAGTAAGTATATGGAGAAGTACCATTTGTGATTGTCACAACTGCTGCACTACTAGTGACGTTACCTGTTGGTGCAAATCCGCTATTATTACCTGAAATTGATGCAATAGATACTGTCATGACAGCAGGAGCAGGTATGTTACTACCCGGCAAAGCATCAATAATTGCTTTGATGAATACATTGCCATCTGTTTGAACATAGAACAGGCCATTAGCAGCAGTCTTTGTACCGTTACCAAACCAGATTGGAAAACTTCCAGTCGATGATATTTCTGTACGGAAGTTTGGTGCCGCATCAGTCAATATATTACCAGAAGTTAGCGTGCCCATGTTTGCTGAGATAGCAGACAAGTCGCCTACACTGATCTTGTTAGCAGTCACCGCATTCGCGCTGATCAAGTCCGCTGTAATAGCATTGGCCTGTATGAGATTACCTGTTATAGTATTACCCACTATATTATTACCAGTAATGGTATTACCCGCGATGTTGTTACCAACAATGGTAAACGCGGCTATCAAATTACCTGTAATAGTACCAGCAACTAGATTATTACCAACAATGGTATTACCTGCAATCAGGTTACCAGTTATGGTATTACCCACTATATTGAAACCAGCGATGGTATTTGCGGCTACCAAATTGCCAGTGATAGTACTAGCCGCGATTAGGCTACCTGTAATCGTATTTGCCTGTATCAAATTACCAGTAATCGTGTTACCTATAATGTTGAAACCAGCAATGGTATTACCTGCTATGAGATTTCCAGTTATAGTATTATTGGCGATCAAATTACCAGTTATGGCAGAATCGGCAATCTTGTTTCCAGTAATGGTACTGCTCTGTATGTTGATACCACCGATGGTATTGCCCGCGATCAAATTACCAGTAATGGCAGAATCGGCAATCTTGTTTCCAGTTATCGTGCTGATCTGGATGTTGAATCCAGTTATAGTATTTCCGGTAATGTTTGTACCAGTTATGGTATTTGCCGCTATGTTATTACCAGTGATGGTATTGATAATAATGTTATTACCAGAAATAGAATTAGGCTGTATTTGAGTTCCGCCTATGCCTCCGAATCCGGTGTTCGCATCATAAGTTGTGATGTCTGCACCCGACCAATCAAAGAGGTTTGACGACGGGCCTTGACGACCCGCAGTATTATTTCTAGCAGTAATGGAAAAATAATAATTGCCAGCAGGGATGTCGTTGATGTCCACATTAACAGCAGCATTAGCAGTGAATGGCACACCAAGTCCATTCTGTACTTGACGATAGAGTCGATGAGCGGCAATAGTATTAGACGAGCCATAATTGAAATCCATGTAAATCGTTGTACCAGTTGTTGGTACATTACCTGTTACTCGCATCGAAGTGACGTTTCCACTGGTATCACTATTCAATGCGATGGTAGGAGCATCTGGCAAACTGAATACGTTAGGATCAGTCAACCCTGTATTAAACGCAGGAATATAATCTACGATTGCTTGATCATCATAGATTGTTTCATTGTATTCAAATGCAACTACTTGAGCACCGAGATTACCATCAGAATACTTCTCTTCTGCTACTGATGAAACTCTGAACAGTTTGTCAGTCCAGCCATATGGTGGGAAAGTAATCTTGATAACATCGCCTGCTTCCATAACAATGCCAGAAAAATCAGTCTGGAACTGTACGACCAGATCTTCTCTGGATTGAAGTAATCTGCGAACTGCCAGATATTTTGCTTGTACTGCATTGTTGATTACGGGCAGATTGAAATTTAGTCTATTAATTGCTTCGTTGGGCGACATCACGTTTGATTGATAATCGCTCAATAGCACTACCTGATAATCGTTCTGATCCTTGATGTTAGCATTAGGATACGCGACTTCTACTTCGTTGTAAGTTTCGTTTAATCCTATTGGGTTAATCTGCATACCACCAACCAGATTGCTTGAATTTACTGCAAACAAATCACCAATTGATTGTTCTGGTTCAAATGATTTGTTCATGATTACGCGCCACTTGGCAGTCAATTCACTATATTGTAGCCAAGAATCGCAACTATCAACCAATACTTGTAGATTTTCCAAGCAATTACCTGCTGTATCAATTGGACCATTTACACGATATCTTGCTTGTGTTGGCAGTGGTGGTGTAGTATCTCCATTAGCAGGAATGTAAGTAATCAATTCGTCTGAATAGGCATCAAGCGCAGTCAATGATGTGGTATCAATACGATCTAATGGAATCGCACAGCCATAACGAGTATTCAATAGATAATCTTTGATTACAGATCCCGGCTTATCTAAATTATTTTGTAATTGAAAAGTGACCGCACCTAAACCAGTAGTGCTTGCATCAACGTTATAGATAATCTTTACAATCGCATATGCGCAATTGGTCATCAAGTTGCTGTTGGTCCACGGATTTGGTATATTGATATCACTTAGAATATCTGGTCCTGTAAGAGCGGTATTGCTGCCGGGTAATGGAGTAACACCATCGGCTGAACCATTAGGAAACAAGTAGATGTAGAGATATCCCTGAATCTTAGTATCTACTTGTGCTGGAGTTGTATTCGTAGTCAATGTCATGACTTTTGATGGTTCAATGCCATCAAAACCAACTAATTTGCCATCATAATAAATGTTGCCGAATGTATAGGCTGATCCCGGCGTAGTATCGCATACTTCAGCCAATGCAATAACATAATACATTGTTTTTTGATCGTAAGTAATTTTAGCATCAGTGATGGGACCAGACATGAATGCACTGCCATATACCACTGGAATTTTATTATCAGTTGCAGGTGGTAATTGAATACGTGCGCCACCATCGCCACCCGCATTTCCTCCACGAGCAGATCGTTTTGCTAATATCCTAGAAATGCCAACGGTTACTAATGTGGTAAGTATGAATTTACCAGCAGCAATAAAAAATGCTTTTAATGTTAATGCTTTTGCTGAAGCAACGAGTGCGGCTGTTGCGGCTGTAAAAATAGCCATGTTATACTCCTACCCAAGTCTCTTCGACTTTCTCATAACCAAATTTCTGTAGTTTAAGATCAGGGGAGTTTGTCATTTTTGTCATAGTAAACATAGTTATGCGGCCTGCATTTACCATTTGTTTTGCTAGTCTGGTATACTCATGCAGCAATCTGTATCCAGCACTAGTATTACGATGTTCTGGTTCTACCCAAAAACAAAGTTCGCGCAATGCATATATGTTTTGATCCCAGATGTTCTGTTCAATCAGACCAATAATCATGCCGATTGGACGTACTTGATTGTCAAGTGCAACCAATGCGATACCGCCACCTACCAGAGCAGTATGCAATAACATGCTTATATGCTGTACATTATCACATTCGTTCATGCATTCTAGGGGAGTTGCTGCTCTAAAGTTCTTGAGCATTTCTACGATAGCAGTCAAATCAAATCTGTTTGCTTCTCTGATTATCATGGACATGTACCCCATACTGGATAATTGTTAGCATCTAATGCTGAACCTGTAGCAAAATTATCTGGCAATGATGGGATGTTAGTTACACACCAGCCGGTAAGGTCTTGATTGAACACAGCCGCTCCTCTGAACATTACGCCCATAGCAGTCGCGCTACTAGTATCCCATCCGCCTATGTCTTGATTGAATATTCCACTAGGAGATCCACCATCATCTCCCCAGAACATTCTGTTAAATGTCAGTACATTACCGACATCCCAAGAAATAACATTGGCACTATTGAAATTAATTGCTCGCTCAAACATTGAATTGAGTGCAGTTGCAGTTACAGGAATATTGTTAGGTACTCCAGTTAAATTTACCGCACG